ATGGATCCCTTGGTCTGCTTCTTCTCGCTTTTGTCATCAAGAATCTGAATCGATTCCATGATTGCGTTGTAGATTGCTTTGTCCTGACAGAACTTCTCAGTCGTATCAACAAGCCAATCAACCGACTTGTTGAGATCATTTGGAGTAGTGATCTCTCCGATGATTGCGTTACATTCGTCGAATGTTTCTTGAGATACTGGCTTGTTGCCAAGGTCAACAATCAGCGCCTCCTTAGAAGGGAAGGCGTTATACTTGTTTACATACTCATCGATGAGCTTAAAGACAATCTTTTCATTGTTATTGTGGAAATAGTCGAGCGACAGGAAGGGGATAACCTTCCTGCCATACTCGTCGTTTGATACTAGACTCGAAAGGATTACCTTTTCAGTGTTCATTCATCTTCACCAATCTGACTGTAAACTTCTTCTGCAACATCTTCTGCTTGAATGATGTCACCATGAGAGACCATGTACTTCTGTTCTACCCACTTCTGGAATTTTTCACAACCAAGAACTGGTGCCCAGAAGTCACGTGACTCGGTATCCTTAAGACGCCACTTCTTATCTTCGACCTCACCAGTAGTCATATCCACTCGTTGATACCAACCATTAGAAGGCTTGACAACATGACCACTAGCAGTGGCCAAGTCAACCAGGCCACTCCACCGCGAAATGCCTCCCTTATGAAGAACGGTAACAGGAATCTTAGCTTTCTCACGAACATAGCGAGACTTCTCCACGTTGATAATAAAGTTATAGCCAGCTATGCCATCTGCATCCTTTTCCTGCTGACGACCAATGATAAAGATGTTATCCGCAGAGTAGTAGGATCCTGTTCCTCCACCGACGATGTCCTTAGGGAAGAGAGCAATTTCCTTGTACGTGTGGTTCACAACAACCATAGGAAGGTTCTTCATCGTTAGATGAGGAGTGACAATACGGAACAGTGACTTGAGTGCCTTTGCACGAGACATATCTGCAACAGACTTCTCGTTGAGAGCATCTTCGACTTCCTTCTTGGAAGCCAAGTTACCAACAGAGTCGACCACGATGATGACATGATCGCCACGCTTGATCTCATTCAGCTGACTCGAGATATCGAACTTGAGCTGCTCGACATCTGTCACAGGAGTATGGAACACACGGTTCATATCAATACCGAATGAGGTAAAGTATGCCTGTGGTGTACCAAACTCTGAGTCGTAGAACAACAGGACAGCATCTTCATACTTGTCCATGTACGACTTCGCCATCAGAAGCGAGAACGCAGTCTTAAAGTGCTTGGAAGGACCAGCGAACATAGTCAGTCCAGGCTGGAAGCCTCCATCTAACTTACCTGACAGCGCCACGTTAATGATGGGAATCTTGGTTGTAATAGTATCTTTGTCGTTGAAGAACTCTGAGTCTGATAGCACAGATGACATCTTCGATGTCGAGTTCTTCTTTAGCTTTTCCATTAGGGACATAATAACTCCTTCAGTTCATTATAACTTACATTAGCACAAAACGCAGAATAGGTCAACTGTTAACTATTGCTAGCAGTCTTTTCTTGAAGGCTTCGATCTTCTCGACCCTATTAGGCCAATGGATGTATGCGTTCTTGTCAGCATCTTTAGCTAAGTTGTTGAGTAGAGGGACGATAGCTTTGTATACAGCTTCTGCCTTCTGTGTTCCTTCTTGTACTGCAGCTTCTGCATCGGCAAACACTTCATCACTAACAGTGGTGAAGCCGAAGTCAAAATCTTCATCAAGATCGAAAGATGTCTTATTCATTAGTTCCAAAAATCCTCTAGAGTAAACTTCTTCTCGACAGACCAACCAATCGCTTCAACGATGGTCTTGATTGGCTCGAGATACGACTTAACAAACTGAAGGTCACGATCGATATACCTTTCCAGTCCGAACTCAGGTGGAAGTGCTCCAGGCGAAGCAATCACATTACATTGGATAGGGTTAGGACTCTTCAGATAGGAGTACTTGATCTTCTGACCGTCACCGATAGCCTCATACTTATTCTCAAGTTTGTGCTTAACCAGAAGGTGGTTATACATGAGGGCGCCCTTGACGTTGATGGGTGTGCCCTTCTTAAAGATCGTGCTGCTATCTCTATATTTATTGAGATCGGACACAGAACGAGGCGAGGCGATAACCTCGAAGGCCATCTTCTCATACTCGGTACGGAAGTCAGCAATAAACTTCTGCGTGTGTTCCTCAGTCGAGTTCATGATGATGCTAAGCGTGTCCTTAATCGCCTTACGGCAGACCATAGGAGTAGATGTACGGATGGCTTCGATACCAGCCATCTTGAGCTTAGGTTCATTATACGCAACACCTTCTTGGTTCCATACGTTGAGGATGTAGCGCTTCTTTGCAGTCCAGATAGCATTCTGAGCAATACACTCACGCTTCATCTTCATCTTCTGGTCATAACCATTCACATAGCGACAGAGCTCTTCGTACTTCTTGTCGATGAACGGCTCGAGAAGCTGGAGAGATACCTTATCGAGGTATGCAACGCACTGCTCGGTTGTCATATCCTTGCCAGCAAGCTCAATGAACTTATCAGCCTTCATGTAGACGGAGTCAGTATCACAAGCAATCACATAGTCTACGCCTTCGGTCTTGAACGTCTTGTTGAGAAGCTCGTTCAGCTTACCTTCGATCCATCGAGTAGTCAGCTGACCACAGGAAGTAATCGCCTCGGCGAAGTCAGCACGATACCAACGGTTATAGATGTTCGCAAGAGCACCATATCCAGAGTTCAGCTGAATCTTCTTAGCCATCTGGAGGTTGTTGAATCGAGCAACATCCTTCTCGAGCTGAACGCTCGGTTGTTGCTCCAGCTGCTTCTTGGCCTCGATCATCTGATTCTTATACACGACACGATCGTTGTACATCTTCTCCATCAGAGCAGGAAGGAACCCTTGCTTCGAACGAGTGAATGTACGCATGTTAGCGGTACATGTGAGGTCGTTATCGACCAGATACTTGTGCCTTTCCTCATTCAGATACCCTTTCTGCATCATCAGAACCAGAGGTTCAGCCTTATCGGCTCCCTCGCTCAGATGGATAGGTGCATCAGGAAACACTCCTACGTATGTGTCAGGAGAGATGTTGTACTGCATGATGATGTGAGGATACAGTGAGTTCAAGTCGAGCGACACAACCCACTTATGACCTCCCACCTGAGGATCCTTCACATAGCCACCAAGGATAGTGTCACGCGCCGCGCCTACCTCAATAGACGGGACTACGTAGCCCCTATCGAGAAGGTAGTTGTGGATGATGACATCCCAGATACCCACAGTAGTGAAGGTATCATGGTAGTTGACCTTAGCATCGTATGCCATTGCCATCACCAGCTCGATCAGCTTCAACTTATCGTCTAGCTTATCGACCAGTTCAACGTCTCGGATGTTATACTCGGTGTAGCGCTGCCAGTCCTTCACTTGAAGGTCAGCCAACGTTCCGAGGTCAGAGTAGTCAGTCTTCTTCTCCCCTAGCTCTTCATAGGCTACGTGATCAAGAGAGTATGACTCTTGAGGAGTGTATGCAAACTTCTTGTAGAGCTGGATGTAGTCGAGGTGAGTGATGCCGTACATGTCCCAGACAGTCTGCATATCCTCTTGACCGAACTGCTTGATCTGACGAGACTTGACGATGCCCCACGGAGACAACTTCTTTACTGCACTCTCACCGAGGACCCGAGCAATGCGGTTGATGATGTAGGGGATATCGAAGAAGTCAATGTTCCATCCAGTAACAACATGAGGTGAGTACTCGATAGAGTTCCACACATCAAGGAACGAACGGAGGAGCGCAGTCTCGTCGACGCACTTGTAGTAGGTAACGTTCTCGGGATCCTTGTTGTCGAATGGCTGACATCCGAACACTGACTTCTTGCCCTTACGAGAGATAGTGATCAGGGTGATCTCATTCTCTGCCAGCTCTGGCTTAGGGAAGCCACTATCGTTAGCAATGTCGACTTCGATGTCGAGTGAAACGACAGACACGAGGGAAGGATCGTAGTTGATCTCTCCCTTGTAGGTATCGTAGATGTACAGGAAGTGAAACTTCTCGAAGCCGATATAATCGTCCCACCCGGCCACATCCTTGTATTGACGCGTGGCCTCACGAGCCTCTCGCATCGAGTCGAATGGAACCTTATCGACAGGCTTACCATGAATTGTCTTGTACTTTGAATCCGTGCGGCATGGTAGGAACAAGTACGGCTTGTAGGCAACCTTCTTCATGATGGGCTTGCCATCTTCGAAGCCTCTCACCAAGAGGTTGTCGCCTAGGGGGTCGACGCGTGTGTAGAATGTGCTCATATGATCTCCAATTGACTCCCTATTATAAATACTTTTCGAATTAAGTCAAGCCCTAACTGAGGTATTCTATGTCACTGCTATCTTTTTTATCTACACCAACAATCACTTCTCTTGAGCAACT